GCACGTTTCACGACATCTGCACGTACTGCCTCACGTGATACATCACGACCTGCCTGACGTGCCTCACGATACAGTTTTTCTGATACTCTGTCTACCTGTTCTTTACTAGGCATCTTTACCACCCTTTTTCTGTCGTGTTTTTGTCTGGGGTGCAGCTGCTGCACCTGTGTTGTGAATAGCAGTGTATGCATCGTTCATCTGTTGTTTCAAATCATACAAATCATCAAGGTCTTTTTTGACCTCTGGTATATGTTGAAACTTTAGTTTCCTATCAATCTTTCTATCTAGTAGTGCTACCTTTGACTGAATGACCTCTATCTCTGGTGGGTCAATGATACCCATTTGTACCAGTGACAGTCGCCAGTCATTGTATGCATCTGTGTCTGTATTCCAGAATACTTTTGAACCGATTTGTTTTGGTACATCCCATTTCATTCTGTAGTGGTAACCACCTGACTTTGTCTCATATCGTGAAATGTACCCATATTCTCTATCTATGACAGTCTGGCCATTTTCCATCAGTTTCATTCTGGCCACTGTACTGTCTGCACCCTGTCGTGTCTCTTCAATACCATTGACACCTGCAATCTCGTGTAACTGTCCAAAATGAGGCAGCCATACATACTGACCATTCATCTGTACCAGTTCCCATGAAAATGGACTATGCAACAGATAAAATGGTGCATTTGGCATCACATTCAGTAGTGGTGCAGTCTGTTGTCTAGTGCCTGTCCATGATGATGGGGTGAATGTTGTACTCATATCTTTTTCCCTTTGTATGATGTGTTGTGTGTTGTGTGTTGTGTGACTACACACCATGACCCCGTAGGGTCATGGGTGCAGGGTACAAAGGGATAAACCCATGCACCCATGAAACCTGTTAGGCATCAGTCACGATTTTGACGATACGTGCATCCTCAGTGATAGCAGCACCACAGTATAGATGACCCATGACCTCAGTCAATCCTTTTGACTCGTCACGTTGAAATGCTACCACTACTGGTGTACCAGCTGGGCGGATTTCAACACCTGCACCTGCAAGTGGTCGTGGTGTACCTACAGCATAGGCGATACCACCACGTGACATCATAGCACCGACTTTGTCACCTGTGACCTCATTCACATATGATGACTTGAAAATGTCGACCCCACCGAATCGGCCTGCAAATCCCTGACCTTTGATGGCCAACATGTCCTCAGTAGCAGGACTGAATGCAAGTGCATTATTTGATTCAGAACGTAAACTGTCACGTAAATCAGATAACTGTTGTGGGTGCAGGATACAGTAGAACTCACCATTATTTGATTCAGATTCTAACTGGAACATAGCATCATAGAAATCATCTACTGACATGTCTACACCAGATGTACCTACACTGTTAGATGCAGCAGTGAATGTTGCACAGATGATTTGATTGATACGTGCCTCTGCAGACATGGCCATTTTTTGTGCAATGGTGAACGGGTCAATGTCGATGCCCAGACCTGTCATAGCTGCAAGGTCAGTGATGTCATATCGTAGTGCAGAACGACCTACAGTAATATCTACAGTAGATGGTGTTAATGTTGCACCTAATACCTCTGCACCATCAGTGGCACTGGCAAATGGTTGTGCTGCACCCCAGTCTGCATATCGCATTCTCATGACTTTAGAACCGATACCTGCAACGTCACCTGCAAATAATAGTGCACCTGTATTACGAATAGATGCCATATCTGCAAGTACTGCACGTACCTCATTTTCAATCATTGCAGCTAGACGTAAATTACCAAGTTGTGAATAATCAATAGTACTCATTTTTTTACCTTTGGATAGTATTTGTGTGTGTGTGAATTTGTATATACGGATTCATGCACTGTTGACGGTTGTGAACCTATCCGATGTCTGACCATCTCCCGACTGGTAGTAGTCATGTAGTCTATGTGTATTCTATCTCAAAATGTGTTAGGATTGTGTACAATGACAGTATCTGTCAATCAATCATCAACACGTACAAAGGGTCAATCATGAATGCAGACTACTCAGATACAAATCAATACCCCAGAATAGAAACCATACAGAACGTGTCTACAGGTGCTGTACACATCACACTACCACGTGACTGCACATCTGTATCATTTGGGTCACCTGCTGCACTGCACTTTGCAAATGTAGGTTCTGAAAATGACACATTTGGTGCATCTGCAGACATCACATCATATGGGTTTGTACCTGCTAATAACATGTTCAATATGCCTATAGAGACAGGCAGACAGTCAAACCGTACACTACTGGTGGCCACACAGTCAGGTACAGCTGCACTGCATCTGGTCATCATAAAAGAGAAATAGACCCCACCAGTCAGACCCCCAGTCACAAAAATAGACCCCCAGTCTAGGGGATAGACTGAGGGTCTGGGTGTGTATGTTGTGGGTGTTTGTGGGAAATTACAAACTGACAGCGATATCAATACCTGTGAGATTCTGTACAGATTCTACTGTGACTACAGATGTAGATGTGTAGACTACCTCTAGTTCAACCTTGTTACCTGACCCATCCATTGCAGAGACGTGTACCAGACGTTCACCCAGATTGTGGGTTAACTGTAGACCAGTATTTGCAGTCAATGACTGATTGAAAAATCCTTTTCGGATAGATGACAACATGACTGCAATGTCACCTGTAGACTGATTGAACGTCAACAGGTTACCAGCTGCAGAGTCTGCTTGTACACTATTACGTGCACGTGCCTCTGTGAACCAAAGATTTGTTGCTGATACATCCTCTGTGATGTCGTCTGTTTTGGCATCTAGTGCAAACTCACCTGCACCATCCCATGACAGACCAGTACCTGCTGCAAACTCTGCAAAAATATCAGATAACTCTACACTCAATACACCTGTTGTACTGTTGTATTGTAATAACTGAATATCTGGCCCAGTGACAGATGCCAGTGATAGTGCATTTCGACTACGACTATCTGTATAATATAGGTTTGACCCCTCTGACACATCTGACGTAGAACCATTAAATGCAATCACACCTGCTGTGTAGCTGATAGCAGTACCACCTGACAGATGGGCATCTACCAAACTATCAGCATAAAATTTGTTAGTTGCTGCAGGTGATTGTGTGATGTCGTCTGTGTTACCATTGAATGCAATCACACCTGCTGTGTAGCTGATAGCAGTACCACCTGACAGATGACTGTCTACACGACTGTCCTGATAGAATAGGTTGTTAGAACCCTCTGTAATTTGGTCTGATGTGGCATTTAAACTGAACTCACCATCTGCATATGACAGACCAGTACCTGCACTGAAAAATGCTTTAATTTCTGCTTGGTCTGCAGTGAATTCACCTGTTGCACTGTTGTAGTCGATACCTGCAGAGGCAGACAGTTTTGAACGAATCTGTGCATCTGACAAACCACTGTTTACTAGTTCCCAGTCACTTGCAGTACCAGCTGTACCACCATTGTGAATATAGGCCTCTGTGGGTGATGGTGATGTCAAAAATACGATGTCACCTTCTTGAAAGTTTGACCCTGTGTAGACATTCGAGATGAATGCAGACAAATCTGCCTCTGAACTATTGACAGTCACACTGGTGATGGTCAATGGGTCAATCTTTAATTTATCTACACCATTGTCTGATACTACAGATGCATAGTTTGCAGAGTCTGGGTGAATACCGTTGAGTACGTTACCGTGTAGATAACCACGTGTGATGACGTGATTGTCATTTGATACTGTACCATTTTGTTTGATGAGACCCTCAAATGTGACCTCTGGTGCTAAAAAACGTTGTGCCATGTGTTGTATACCTCTATGTGCATATGTTGTGATTCACGTGAATGATGGAACATTCAACGATAGTATATCACCCCAGTTTCTGTTGTCTGAAATGTGACAGTAAATGTCAGGTCATTGTTATAGGTGATGTCACCATACACCTGATGACCATCTATCTCTATCCACACTACAGGCCTGTACCCCAGACCATGTGTGATGACAATAGTAGATAGGTTTGTAAAGTCATGACGTGATGGTACACCTGCACCATCACTGAATAGAAATGTAGCCATGTCGACCCTCTAGAATTTGAATGGTGATTCAGTTTTGCCTGATTGACTGTAAAATGCTTGTCTGATGGCATCTCTATTCTGGGCATAAAATGCAGGGTCTGTGGCACGTTGCAGAATATCATTTGGCACAGGTGCACCAGTCTGGGCAGCTACACCACGGTTTGATGCAGGTGGTTGTACCTGCTGTGGCATCTGGGTCTGTTGTACCTGCTGTGGCATCTGGGTCTGCTGTACCTGCTGTGGCATCTGGGTCTGCTGTGGCATCTGTTGTTCTGTGGCAGGTGTCTCTGCAGATGGTGACTGAATGAATGGTCGTAGAACTGCAGGTGCAGTGTCTGGTGCATCATGAATAGACTGCATCCAATCAGACAGAGACATCTGGTCTTTTTTGTTACGACCCTGCATCTCACGTTCATATGCCCATTCTACTGCATCACGTACACCATTGTCATTAATCCCATATTGACTGATGACTGTGTGTCGTTCATATCGACTATTTGCAGTAGATAGTTCACCACGTAGTGATTCTACCTGCTGTGTTAGATTGTCGACTAGACCGATTTTGGCAGATGCCTCATCTAGTCTGGCCTGATATTCTGACAGCTGTGATTCTGTGGCAGTCAGTTTCTCTGAGTATTTTGCAATACGTTGTCTGACTATCTCGTCTACATGTGACTTTGCAACGTATTCTACACCATCGTGTGTGATTGTATTTGACATGATTAACCCTTTGTATGTGTTGTTAGAATGTTAGATTGTCGTTTTGAATTTTCAATAGTTCACGTTTGGCATCTGTGTCATCAAAATCAGGATGCAGTATTTTCATGGCATCGACTTTTGATATCAGACCAGCTGCAAGTAGTGCTAACATGTTTTCCCTCTGTTCTTTACTTTCCTGTGGTGACAGTGGTATAGCATGATACTCTACTCTATAACCAGTTTCTGGGTATGATGTACCCATATATCTATTTGCTATTTTGGCAGATATCTCTAGTGTCTCTACATCTGCACGTCTGAATGATGGTGCATACTTTCTTTGTGATTCACGTAGACTACTGCGACTGATAGCGATAGCATACCCACTACGTGGGTCACCAGACATTTTCTGTACGTCTGCAGGATTGATACCCATGTATGAACTGATTCTACGTTCATAGACTGTGATTGATTCTAACATCTGACCCACATCACCACCTGCCTGATACTGTCCTATCTGGGGTTGTTGTCCTGCCTGTAGGTCTGGGTCTGGGGTAAACACCAGAATAGATGCAGGGTCAGATGCAATAGCCTGTCTACGTGATTCTAGATTATTGTCAAATGTATCTAGACCTGCCAGTGTTGCACCCAGTAGATATCTCTGTGGGTGGGAACAGTCACGACAGAGATGCAGGAAATAGGTATACAGTACAGCTGCATTCAGTGCACCCATCACACATTCACGGTTTGCATATGCATCGAATAGATGACCATGTATCTCTGCATGGTACAGACTGTATGGCAAAAATGGTACACCTGCACTGTCTCTGTAGGGATATGCAGCACCTGACATGGCCTGACCTAGATATTTCTCTGTCACATCATCTGCACGTTCACCATTTTGATTGACTGTATAGATTTCATAGACAGGGTTCTGTGGGTCTTTGATTGACAGATGGTCTACTGTCCATTCATGTTTATTGCATTCATGACAGTATCTCAGTCGTGTTTCTCTGATGGTGTGTGGCCTCGATGGGTCACCTGCACTGGCATCTGCATCGACCATGTCTACAGTCACGATACGATACAATAGACCCTCTGCATCATCTGTCATGTCTACACGTATAAAACATTCATTCATGCCCAGTGTGTAGTACTGTACTTTCTGCATCATTGACCACAGGCCTGCAGCATTTACCAGACCCTCACGACCTACCAGACCCTCTGCAGTCTGGTTATCTGTCTCTGTCACACTGACTGTAGGTGGTTCTACATACAGACCACACAGTGCATCTACACTGGCTTTGAATATGT